CATTAACACCGTAAAAGGTGAAATTGCTTACGATCCCGAGACATCGGCTGCTGAACGGGTTACGTTGATTGGCCTTGGCCAGTCAATTATTATTGATTCGGATCTTACCGAGTTTGTCAAAAACGGTAATCCGGCTTAATAGCTAACCCTAGATTTTCAATTTTCAAAACGGAATAATACCGATGAAAAGCACCAATAAGAAGTCGGTTGCTAAGAAGTCCAAAAAGGTCTTCCAGCACCCGTGGGGTGACCCAGAAAGCCGCTCTTTAAAAGTTAGCGAAGTTGCTTCGCAACTAGCTAATGCCCTTTTGTGCGACCTGGAGTCGTTAGACTCCACCGGTGGGGGACACGCTGTATACACTCCTGCCGGGGCAGAGAAATCTGTAATGCGCGTCTTGTTAGAAAGTCAAGCTAAGGCATCGTTAAAGAAATTTTCGATACCTCGGCCTGTCGGAGACAAAGAAATTACTCCAAAGGCACAAGCTGCTATGGATGATTTGGTAGAGACCAGAGAAAGGCTTAAAAAGCCATTTGTAAAACTCTGGTTCCTAGAAACTACCCTCGGTGACTTAACGAAACTAGACACTGCGGCTTTTCGCCGTTTGTCTAAGCTCGGAAAAACCATCGTGCTTGCTCGTCACTTTGTTTCGGCAATTGTGGGAGATCCCGACTGGAGTGCTTTAGAAAAGAATGCTAAGCACTCAATTGGCTCGACTATTGGGGTCCCTTATGTAGACACAAGTGTGGAACATAAGTGGGAACTTCCAATAACGATAACTAAGGACGCCATACCTTTATTTGAATTCTTTATAGATAGTGACCCTGACCTTCGTCAGGCGATCGAAGTCCGCAATGGGTTAACACCCGGCAGCTTTAATCTTCTATCATTAAAACAAAAATTCAAAGTGGTATCCGGCGCACGCTTTGCTACTGTGCCAAAGAATGAATCAACCGATAGGGGAATCGCTATTGAACCTACTGCAAATCAGTATCTGCAGCAGGCTCTAATGGGAGCCCTCTATACGGCGTTATCAAACTTTGGTATCGCAATCGAGAAAAAGCAACCTCTTCACATTATACTCGCCTGGATCTCTAGCCTTACAAGGCTACGTGGTACAATCGATGTAAAAGGTGC